CCTTATGAATTTTGAAAAGTGGCTTAAGGCCAAATTTGAGTTGGACGCTTCTACCCTGACGGATGCACAGAAAGCTTCGTTCCAAGCAATCTTCGACAAAGAGAAGGCGGCGCCCGAAACCCCGGTTGTTGAGCCGGTTGTTGAGCCGATTGTGGCCCAATTGGTTCCGGAAACCCCGGAGGCACGAGTCGCACGGGAAAACCGAATCTTCGCCGAGAATCAAGCCCGTGTCTCGGGTATTCAAGAACTGTCCGCAAATCGCGTCGACTTGAATGAAGAGTACTTGAAAACGATCGGTGTTAACGGCAAGACGTCGTCGGCCTTGGCCAATTCTGCGATCAAGAACAATTGGTCGGTGGATAAGTTCGAGTTGGAAATGCACCGTGCGAAGATGGTTGACGCAACCCCGGCTATTCATGTCGCCGCAACGCGCAATCCTCGTGAAAACGTTGAAGCCATGTCGTGTGCTTTGGTTCGGAACGCTGGTGTTCCTTCCTCATCGCAACACAAAGTCACCGGAACCAAGTACGGTGTAGAAGAGTGGTACTCGGATGAGGTCTTGACCGCTTCGGACCATCCCGATTTCCGCAACATCACTTTGGGCCGCATTCTCGAAACGGCCTATGTGGAAGCGTACGGTCACCGTCCCAATTCTTACCCCGGTACTCCGGCCTTCTTGGAAGACATCTCCGGCGCCATTCGTAAGTTGACTGCCTCGGGCGGCGGTACAACTTGGTCCGGTTTGAACATCTTCGACGACGCAGCTAACAAAATGCTGTGGTCGGCCTACGAAGATCAGAACACGGTTTGGCAAGAGTTCGTTCAGC